GTCATAGCAGTTCAAACGGGAGATAGACTTTATGCAATCGACGAAATCCGTATGTTTTCTTCTAACACCCAAGAAGCAGTGGATGAAATTAAACTGCGATATCCACAGGCTAAGATCTTCGCCTATCCTGATCCAGCAGCCAGACAACGTAAAACGTCAGCAGGCGGCGCTACTGACATCACCATCCTACAGAACGCAGGCTTTGTAGTCAAGGCACCCTATAAACATACACCAGTGCGTGATCGTATCAATGCTGTGAACGCTAGACTATGTTCTAGTGATGGCATTAGACGCTTGATATTTGACCCAAGGGTTAAATATACAATCGAGGGTCTAGAACGACATACATATAAAGAAGGAACTAGTCAGCCTGATAAAGATTCAGGCTATGATCATATGATGGATGCATTGGGTTATATGGTAGACTATTTGTATCCTGTGAACCGTGATACTAGCCATATAGAACAACCTAAGACATGGGGGCATAATCTCAGTACAACAGCCAACCATAGTAGCATTTTGAAATATAATTAAGGATAGAACATGCCATTACAAGTAAACCAAACAAGTCTAGAAAGGTATTTGTCAATTACCACTAGCAATCGTCTTTATAATGATTATAAATCGCGTTGGCAATTTTATTTAGAATCATATCTAGGTGGTGAAGAATATCGTCAAGCAGGACATTTAACACGCTATCAACTAGAAACTCCTAAGGAATATCAAGCACGACTAGATGCAACACCCCTGGATAATCACTGTAAGAGTGTTATTTCAGTGTACATCAGTTTCTTATTCCGTGAAGAACCTGACCGTGATTTTGAACAGAATGGTATAGACTTTACACTAGAAATGTTCCTACGTGATGCGGACTTAGAAGGACGCAGCCTAAACGCATTCATGAAAGAAGTGGCCATATGGTCAAATGTATTTGGACATGCTTGGGTTGTGATCAGCAAGCCCAACGTAGGCGCTCAGACTCAAGCAGATGAAATAAGCCAGGGTGTGCGTCCTTACTTGAATATCATGACACCCCTGACTGTGCTGGATTGGTCATGGAGTCGCAGTCCTACAGGACATTATGAACTGACCTATTTCAAATACGTTGAAGAGATCAATGATACCCTAAGCACCATTAAAATATGGACCAAAGAACAGATTGAAACTTATGTTGTAGACACTAAAGAAAAGAAGATTGAAGAAGAGTTTGTTGAGATCAACGGCCTAGGTGAGATCCCTGCTGTACAGATCTATGCTACTCGCAGTCCTATTCGTGGCATTGGATCTAGTACAATCAGCGACATTGCTGATCAACAACGTGCTATCTACAATGAGTACAGTGAAGTTGAACAGTTGATCAGATTACAGAATCACCCAGCATTGGTCAAGACTCCAGACACTGAAGCAGGTGCTGGCGCTGGTGCCATCATCATGATGCCAGATGGATTAGATCCAGGACTTAAACCATATCTATTAGAGCCTGCTGGCAATGGGCTTACACATATCTATGATAGTATTGCACGCCGTATTGATGCTATAGACAAGATGGCCAATACTGGTGCTGTACGTGCTATTGAGTCACGCACAATGAGCGGTGTGGCTATGCAAACAGAGTTTCAATTGCTCAATGCCAAACTAAGCGAACTGGCTGACAACTTAGAACTTGCTGAAGAACAGATGTTCCAATACTATTACAAGTATCTAGGACAGCAATGGATGGGTGAAATAGAATACCCTGGATCGTTTAACATACGTGATTCCAGCATGGAGATAGAACAGTTGGGCAAGGCTCGTCAAGCCGCCACTGATCCTATTGTGCTACGCAAGGTAGATGAACATATATTAGAATGGATGGGTGAAGAGAAGGAAGCATTGCTATTCGTCGATCCAAACCCACAAACAGGTAGAACATATGCAGATGGTGAGGCTATTCCAGATAGTTTACCCAATGCTTATGTACCTGAAACAGACCCTATGGTACCAGCGGGTCAAAACTGTGGCAACTGTGAATACTACAAACCAGGTGAACTATATTGTACCAAGTTTGATGCTCCAGTTCGTGCAGTCTACTGGTGTGCCAAGTGGGAACCAGTAGAAGATGATAGTTAACAAGGAGAATCATATGGGAATGGGAAGAGGCCGAGGTCGTGGCACTGGTAAAAAGCCACCAAAGCGTTGATTGGTTAGAATACTTTTCAAGGATACAGCCTATGTGTCCTTGGAGTTTAGCCGCATGGCATAGGGGACAAATAGACATAGTGCGCTCACGCACTATTAGACCCTTAGGTGAATTTCAAGCAAGGATTTATATCTTAGATCTCTCGCGCCGCAGACTTAAAAAGTTATGCAAGCAAAGAGATCACGGAGAGGATGAATGGCTGTGGAGTGAGCCTGCACATGGTGCTTATGGTGCGCCAGTGTCTTGCCTAATACAGCAAAGCCGCGCTACATTGGCTCGGCTTAGAAAGTAGATTACTTGCTCTTGCTAGTTTGGATCACAGTGGTAGTTGATCCTGTTGAACTACGCTGTACCAAATAACTACCTTGTGGTGTATGTACTTGTCCAATACCAGTTACTGGATTGACAGTTACAGGCACTGCTATTGGTATTGATCCTTTATTTGGACCCGTAACATAGGTAGTTGAACCACTAGATTGAACGATATAATTACCAACATCCATTATGATCATTTCAGCATGTGCTGTGCTGGTTACAATGGCTAATGCTAGGATAATTGCTTTCATTTTATTGCCTCTATAGTGTGTTTGTAAGTGTTAATTATAATAGAAATTTTGGCTTTTGTCACTCTCTTTGATCGCCAATATTTACTAAGCGGCGCAAAAGTGTACTAAGTACATGATAATTTGGTCGGGTGACTAAATATAAAACATACTCCAAGGAGGCGATGCACAATGTCAGATAATACATTGGTAACAGATAACGCAACTGATGCGGCGACTACAGAACAAGAAAATCAGGCACAAGCGACAAAGACTTATAGTCAACAAGAAGTAGACAACATGATGGCCCGAATGAAGGGTTCATTAGAAAAGAAACTTCTAAAACCATACGAAGACTTAGGTGATCCTGCGGAACTCCGTACACTACGTACAGAGGCTGAAAAGCGTCAACAGGAACAACAGTTAAAGCGTGGTGAGTTTGAAAAAACACTACAAGACTTGGCCGCAAAGAAAGATGCTGAGATCCAAAAAAGAGATAGCATCATTAAGGAATATAAAGTTAATACTCCTTTGATCAGTGCCGCAGCCACATATAAAGCAGTTGCTCCGGAACAGGTTAAAGCCTTGTTATCTAATCAAGTACGCCTTAATGAAGATGGTGAAGTAGAAGTAGTAGATAATAAAGGTACCGTACGTTATAATGACAAGGGCGCACCTTTAGGAGTAGAAGACCTAGTGAGAGAATTCCTAGATTCGAATCCGCATTTTAAATCTGCTAGTCCTGCTACTACTAACACTAAATCAAATTTCTCTAATAATGGATTAGGCAAAGTAGATATAAAATCACTGGACATGAAAAATCCAGAGCACCGTAAGATTTACGCACAATATCGTAAACAAAACGGCATAGCCTAATTAATCAAGGAGACATATTATGGCAGGTTCAACAACAAGTACATTAGACGACCTATTACCGTCTATCATTCAAGAAGCAATGTTTGTCGCATCAGAGCGTTCAATCATGCGTGGTCTAGTAAAGAATTATTCTTTAGCAGGCGGACAAGGTAAGACTATCAACGTTCCTATCTATCCACAGCAAACAGCAGCCGCTTTAACAGAAGGCGACGAAGTTAGCAACACAGCAGTATCAACAAGTACTGCAACATTGACAGTTAGCATCAGTGCTATCCGTACATTGGTTACTGACTTGGCAGTACAACAATCATCAAGCAATGTAGTTGCTGACTTAGGCCGTTTATTCGGTGAAGCAATTGCACGTAAGATGGACAAAGACTTAACAGCCTTGTTCGCTAATTTCTCAACTGGCGCAGGTGACTACACTGGTAACTTAACTCCAGCCGTCATCTTTGAACAAGTTGCTAAACTACGTGCGCTTGGTGTTCCACAAGAAGGCATCGTTGCAGTATTGCACCCAGAAATTGCTTATTCACTGAAGAAAGTGTTGACAACTACTGGTAACGTGGCATTCACTGCTGGTGCATTTGGTGATGTTGCTAACGAAGCAATGCGTATGGGTTATGTTGGTCAGTTGGCTGGTATTCCAATCTATGAAACAGCAAACATCGACAATGTGACCAACGCTGGTGACTTCCCAGGTGCTGTATTCCACACTGATGCATTAGGCATTGGTATGGTTGGTGATATCGCAATCGAAACTCAAAGACGTGCAAGTTTCTTAGGAACTGACGTAGTTGCAAGTTGCGCTTACGGTGTTGGCGAACTATATGATGGTTATGGTAAGAACTTGAAGTTTGATTCAGAACTATCTTAATCTAATCGATTAGATTTTTGTAATCAGGAAGGGTCTGTCAAAAGCAGACCTTTCTTTTTGACTATAATAAATGGATATTTTAGGATCCGAGGTAAATACACATACAACACAAGTAGGACTTGTGATTTTAAAATTCATTGAAGAAGGACTTCTACTATGGCTTACGCTACGCTTGACAACCTATTGTTGGTTGAACCTACCATTGTTGATTATGGTGTTTTAGACTTTGATGCTGAACTGGCTCGTAGTGAAGTAGAAATAAATCGTATCCTTCAAGTTCGTTGGTTTCTAATTTATAAAAAAGAAAACGGCGATCAAACATTTGATTCAACACGTCTAACTGAAAGTCAGTGGACACAGGCTACTGTATATCATGCACTAGCATTCCATATTTGCCCTAAACTATCTAAGTTTGAAACAGCGGGCAACGAAGACAAATTCCAAGTAATGATGAACTATTATCAAGGTCGTTTCGAACATGAAATGGACCTTTGCCTACGTCTTGGCGTCGAATACGATGCAGACAATAACAACACAATATCCTCAACAGAAAAGCAATCATTGCACAGCATGAGATTGGTACGATAACATGTCAACAATAAGTTTGCGTGAACAGATCTCTCAAAACATTGTAGATAGTCTAATGACTATTTCAGAACCCAATGTGGTTCTTATTACACGTGAGCCATTTGATGTTGAAAAACTAGCCATTACACAGTTTCCAGCCCTGTTGGTACAGGTTACTGAAGAGCAACGTGAAACTATCACCATGGGCATCACTGGATCAGGTAGACGTGCAGGCACTATTATATTTCAAATCCGTGGCTTTGTGCGTGGTGTAGAATTAGATACCAAGCGTAACCAATTGATAGCCGCAGTAGAAGATATCCTAGACAGTGATAGATATAGAGATACCACAGGCGTTGTTGATAGTCAAATTACCCTAATTGAAATAGTACCAAGACTACAACCATTAGCAGAGTTTACAATAACTTTCTCTGTGAGATACAACTACATACGAGGAACATTATAATGTTTAATTTTGCAACACTAGCAGATGCAGAAAAAGCCCAAGCAGATAAACTAAAAGAATGGGAATTAATGGGCTGGGACAAAGTTAAAAAGCCGGGAGCGGATCTGGCACCTCAGGCACTGACACCTGAGGTTCAGACTATTGACAGCGGACCTATTGTAGTCAAGCCAGTTAAGAGGAAAACAAAATGAAAATAACAATGCATAAACTAGGCATGACCAGAGTCTGTCAGGATTATGAACAAGCGCAATTAGCATCAGCAGGTTGGACAGTGTGTACACACGCAACTGCTGATCATACAGAACAGGCAGGAGAAGAGGTTATTCGTCTCAAGCCAACGGTGAAGTCTAAGGCGACCGTAACAGCCCTAGAAGAAGCCAATATTAATATACAAGGAGACGAATAATGGCCATTTTAACAGGTAACAATGGCGTCATTAAATTTGACGCAACAGTAGGTGGATCAGTAACAGCCATCGCCGCAGTACGCACATTCTCAATCGAACTAACCAGCGACACAATTGAAACTTCAGTAATGACTACTGATGTACGCACTTATGTCAAAGGTATGAGTTCATGGAGCGGGTCAGCAGATATCTATTTTGATCCAGCGGCATCAACAGGACACTTGGCAGTACATACTGTTTTAAATCCAACATCAGGTACAGTGGGCGACAGCACATTGACATTTGAAGGATTACTAAACGGATCAGGTAACAAGTTTTCAGGTGAAGTTATCATCACAGGTTTCACAGTAAACAGTTCAATGGACGGCATGGTTGAAGCATCAATCAGTTTCCAAGGCTCTGGTGCTTGTACCTACACAGCCTAAGGAGAATAGACTATGGCAATCTTAACAGGTAATAATGGAGCACTTAAGGTCAACGGCATTTCAGTTGGACAAGTGCGTAGTTTCAGCGTGGAAATCACTAGTGATACAATTGAAACTTCAGTAATGACCACAGATGTACGTACATACGTAAAAGGTATGAGCAGTTACTCAGGTTCAGCAGATGTTTACTTTGATGCTAGTGACTTTGACACTAACGAAACAACATTTAATCCAACATCAGGTCTAGTTGGTGCAAGTGCTGTATCAGTAGTGTTCTATTTGCAAGAAAACTATTCAAGTACAAGCGACTATGCATTTACAGGCGATGTAATCGTAACTGGTTATACTGTAAACAGTTCAATGGATGGATTAGTAGAAGCAAGTATTAGTTTCCAAGGTACAGGAGCAACTACTTTCGGAACTGGAGCACAGTAATTGTCTTTTAAAGTTGAATTCAAGGGAGCCCAGGCATTGCAAACACAATGCCAGGATGCCCTTAGGAGCGAAATAAAACTTTTAGCCAATGAAGTTTATACTAGTGTTACCCGTCCAGCGAAACCTGGAGCAGGCGGAACACCAGTAGGTAAAACTGGTCAAGCGATAGCAGGATGGAAACAGAATGTTAAACCAGATAACTTCGTCATAGAGAACTCAGTGCCATATATAGAAATACTAGACAAAGGTCGACATATGACTAATCGTGGAATGAGAGGAAGTAAGCAAGCACCTAAGGGTATTATAGGACCTAGTTTAAATTCAATTAAAAGGAAAAATTAAATGAGTAAGATTTTAGATAACGCAACAGCACATTTTCGTAACCGCATCGGCGGCAAAATGCAATCAATTCATGTACCAGAATGGGACACCACAGTATGGTTTAAATCCAGCATAACACTGCGTGAACAAAGCAAGATGATAGAACTAAGTCAACAAGGTAAAACTGTTGAAGCACTGGTAGAAAGTCTAATTGTCAAAGCACGTAATGAAGATGGTACAAAAATGTTTAACATGGCAGATAAAATGATCTTGTTAAACGAAGTTGATCCAAATGTTGTAATTCGCCTAGTTGGTGAAATCAACAGTGCTAATGCTGATATTGAAAGTTTAGAGGATGTAGAAAAAAACTAAAAGCAGATCAGGATCTAATGTTTGCCTATAGGCTTGCAAAAGATTTGGGTCTGCGAATCAGTGATGTTTTAGATATGAGTCTCGACGAATTTATGGGATGGGTGGCATTTTATAAATGGGAACATGACGAGAATAAAAAAGCAATGCAAAAAGCAAGGAGCAGATAGTGGCTGGACAAATTAAAATTACCGCAGATACCGCCCAAGCAGAACGTGATATTAAAAGATTACAGGATGTGATTGGTGGGCTGGATCGTGTATCAGGCACTGCTAGCAAAGCATTGGGTCTGGTAGCGGCCGCAGCCACTGCAATGGGTTATGCTGTTCTCAAGACATTAGAGTCTGCTGGTCAACTAATTGACACTGCTGAAAACTTGGGAATGGCCGCGCAGAACCTACAGGTCATGCAACAAGCGGCTGCTCTTACAGGTGTCAGTGCTGATGAATTGAATAATGTTCTTTATAAGTTACAGAAGAACATTGGTGAAGCATTGGTCAATGGCTCAGGTGCAGGTGCTGATGCGCTTGAACGATTAAACATTCCCGTCAAAGAAATCGCAGCCTTGCGACCAGATGAACAGTACAAACGTATTGCTTCATCACTAGCAGGAATATCGAATCCTGCAGAAAAATCAGCATTGGCAATGGACTTGTTTGGCAAGCAAGGTGCCAAAGTTCTACGTATGGCTGATAACCTCGCTAGTGCTGAAGCACAAATGAAACGTCTTGGACTTGCATTAACAGATGTTGATGTGGCAGGTCTTGACATGGCAGGTGACAGTATCGATGAATTAAACGGACTGGTAAGTGCTGGGCTTAAGAAAGCCTTTGCTGATCTTAGCCCGTATATTATTGCTATTGTTAATAATATAAAAAGTGCTGTGGAAGAAGCAGGTGGATTCCCAGCAGTGCTGGCAAAGATCAAAGCGGCCTTTGTTGAAATTGCCAATGTCATAGCCATTACTGCATTAGTGTTGACATTATCAACTGCGGCTTCGATGGCCATAAGACTTGCGGCAGCAATCAAAGCCGCTGGCTCTGCTATGGCATTGTTTAACATAATTGTTATGCGCAATCCATTAATGCTAGCAGTAGGTGCGGCCCTGGTACTGGCCAAAGTATTAGGTTTAGATGTTACAGAAGCCATGGCTGATTATCTTGGCATGACTGGAAAAACAGCAGATGCTACCCAAGCCATTGCTGATAGGGCCGAAGAGATTGGAGTTGCAAACAAACAAAATATTGTTATTGCTGATGAATTAAACAAAAAGCAAAAAGAAGCCTTAAAACAATATGAAGAGTCAGTTACTAAACTACGAGAAGAAATTACTCTTGAAAGAGAAAAACTAACTCTAAGTGAAGCAGAAGCAAATGCTAACAAGATGATCACTGAGCAGACTCGTAAATTAGCAGAAGCCAAGTTAACAATCACCAATGCACAGAAGAGCGAGATACTGGGATTAAATGTTCAATTAGATCAACAGAAGAAGATCACTAGTGAAGTAGAAAGACAAAAGGGTGTTGTTAGGGGTCTAGCAGATGCATATCAAACAACCTTAACTAAAGCATTGAAAGATTTTGGAGATGCTACTAGCAGAAATGCTGATATGCAAGATAGACTTGCTAAGAAGCAAACAGTATCTATACAAGAATACATAGACAACACCTATGGAAAAGTACAAGCAGAACAAAACTTAAAAGCCGCCATACTTGATATAGTCAATAAAGGTGCTGGCGAACGATTTGCTATTGAAACAAAGTACGATAAGCAAACCGAAGAATTGATGAATAAACGCCAGATGCTAGAACAGCAATTTGGTATAAGTCGAACACAGTTCATGGCTGCTGTAGTCAATGCAGAGATAGCAAAAGAAAATGAATTGTATGCTCTCAAGGTCAAATTAGCCAACGACGAAGTTGCGTTAAAGAGTCAAACCTATGCTCGATTAATGAGCGAGAATGATGCGTTCTATCTCAAGACTATTGGTGGTGAGAAAGCCATTCAAGAAGCAGCCAAAGTCCGTGCTGAGTTTGAAGCCAAGACCATGTATGAAAAGACACAGATTGGTATTGAACAAGGCGCACAAATGTTTTCAGCACTAGGTGCACAGAATAAGAAAGCGTTTGAAGCAGCCAAGGCCCTGAACATTGCATCAGCCATTATGAACACTTACGCAAGCGTGACCAAAGCACTTGCGTCATATCCATTCCCATTCAGTCTTATTGCCGCAGGTGGAGCATTGGCCTTTGGTATGGCACAGGTAGCACAAATTAGAGCACAAAATTATAGTGGTCGCGCACTTGGTGGACCTGTTATGGGTGGCAAAGGTTACATCGTTGGTGAGAATGGTCCAGAATTGTTTACACCACAAGGTACAGGTTCGATTACTAGAAACGGAGATTTATCTTCAGGACAACCAACCAATATTAATTTTACCATACAGGCTAATGATGCACAAGGATTCGATCAACTATTAGTGCAACGCCGTAGTATGGTAACACAGATGGTCCGTGATGCTATGGCAGAAAATGGACAAAGGATGAAAATATAATGTCAGGAACGTATCCAGCAAGCCCAGCATTCAACACAGTTAATTTTAAAATTAACACACCCGTAATCAAGACTACTACACTTAGTGGTAAGAGTCGACGTGTGGCACAAGGCCACAGTTTTTATTCATTCGAAGCCAAATATAATAACTTATCACCATTTGATGCAGGTCCTATAATTGGTTTTATCAGTCAACAGTATGGGCCATTAGAAACATTTCAAATCGTCTTGCCAAAAATAAGTTATACCAAAGTTACCAATCAAACCAGTGCCACAGTAACTGTCAGTGCCACAGTGGCCGCAGGAGTTAGTCAGGTAAGTGTTAGTGGAGTCACAGGAGGCACGAACTTATTACGTGCAGGTGACTTTTTTAAATTTTCTAATCATACCAAAGTTTATATGTGTGCAGTAACATGGACAACAGGTCAACCCTTATACTTCAGTGGCAGTCTAGTCACAGCAGTACCAAGTGGTACTCAATTGGTAATTAACGCAGTACCATTTACTGTTATCTTAGATAACGAACCGCAACAAGTAGATGTAGGTACAGGTGGTATTACACAATTAAGCCTTAGCATGAGGGAAACCTGGTAATGTATGTTATTTCAGATACACTACGTGATGAATTTTACCGTGCGAATTTCTTTAGTCAAGAATTAGTCTACATTGGACTTAGAGATGGCACAGGTGATCAAACCATTACCAGCACTGCGGCACTGAGACTAGCCACAGGCGGTATCAATGTTTCAATCACAGAAGTTGATTCAGTTACAAGATCATATTTGGCACAAGGTGACTTCCTTGGCTTTAGTAGTGTCACAGAAGAGTTTGATGTTAAATTAGGCAAGACTAGTTTTACACTTAGTGGTGCTAACTTAACAATGGTTAACAATTTCCTAAACAAAGACTTTGAAGGATCACCTGTACAGATCACTCGTGTGTTTTTAGATTATGATGACCTAGCACCATTAGGCAGTATGGTAGTGTTTGATGGTTACATATATAATGTCAGCATTGCTGAAAGCGAAGTGTCATGTCAGATCACTGTAGACTGTGCAACATTATGGGCAGACTTTGATCGTCGTGCAGGACGCATGACTGACAACAACAGCAACTGGACATTCTTAAAAGATAACAGTGATCGTAGTTTTGATAAGACTGCTATCATTGGCAATAAAGAATTCCTATGGGGTAAACTATGATAGTAAGAACAATTCAACCTCATGAATTTGATTCTACTATAATCCTATTCAACTACTATCGTGATGAGGCCATTGAAGCCATTCCACAGATTGCAGATGAATACGATGAAAACAGTATGATGTCTACTATCAAACAGTATGTTGTTGATCATCATTACTGTTGGTTCAATGCGTTTGAAGGACAGCGACCAGTGGGATTCATTTCCGGTTATATGAGTCAAGTACCTTGGAACAATGAATTAGTTGTAGCCAATATATCGTTTGTATTTTTATTAGAAAGCCATAGGACATTAGATAATTTCAAAATGCTTATGCAGAAATTTGAAGAATGGGCTAGAACTATCAAAGCATATCAAATTACCGGTGGTGACATCGGAATCAATATTGAGAGAAGTTCAAAGTTATACGAACACTTTGGATTTAGACCATTCCTAACAACAATTAAGGAACTTGAATCATGAGTGGAGTCTTTAAAGCCGTTAGTAATGTAGTCAGCGGAGTCGTTAATGCTATCGGTAGTGTTGTTAACGGAGTTATCTCTGCTGTCGGGTCAGTAGTATCCGGAGTAATAAACTTTGTCTTAAGTCCTTTCTTAGGTCTATTCGGTGCGCCCGGTGCGCCCGATACAGGTAATCAAGCACAGACGATCCAAGGCGTTACTTTACAAAAAGAAGGTGGCAATGTAGCCATACCTGTTGTCTACGGATGGCGCAAACTAGGCGGCATTGTAACATTCTGTGAAACAGGCAGTGACAACAACAAGTATCTATGGGTTGCTTATGTACTAAGTGAAGGCCCAGTTGAAGGCTTAAGAGAACTGTGGATCAATGATATACAAATTGGTGCAAGTAATATACCTAATCTCAACAATGGTAATCTTGTAACAATATCAGATGATTCTAGCGGTAAATTAAAAGGTCGTATACAATTACAATTTGCACGTGGTGATCAATACAATGTGGGATCAGCAGTCAAGTCTGGTATATTTGCAGGCTCACCAAGTTGGACTGAAAGCATGAAGTATACCAATCTCAGTGTGGTGTTTGCCAGATATGAATGGGTCAATGCTACTGATCAAGCCGCCGCTGATGCTAATCCATTTACAGGCAACATTCCTAAACTACAAGTTACCCTATTAGGTAGAAAAGTTAGACGTCTAACTACCACTAACATTGCTAATGCTGTTCCAGAATGGGGTACAGATTCTGATCGAGCCGCTTGGGTCTATTCCAGCAATCCAGCAGATATCATGCTAGATTATATGCGTAGCAATACCTATGGCAAAGGTCTAAAAAGTGAAGACGTAGATTGGGATAGTTTTAAAACTACAGCAACCAAGTTTGATCAAAGTGTAACCTATGTTACTGGAGTCACTGGTCCAATCCATACCTTACATGCAGTTGTTGATACTAGTCAAACAATTTTCAATAATGTAAAACTAATGTTGCAACAATGCCGCGGTTATATGCCATATAGCCGATTGGGTACATTCAAATTGCGTGTTGAAGATGCAGGTAATGCTAACGATATCCTAAGTGGATCAGCAGCCATTGTGGCCACATTTAACAAAGATAACATACAAGGTCCTATAACTTATACAGGTATAGAACGCACTGCCAAATATAATCAAGTAACAGTTACCTACTGTGATCCAGATCAACAATGGAGTCAACAGACCATCACTGTTCCCGATCCGCAAGGTACTGAATTTACTACCTATCTTGCACAAGATGGTAATAGATTAAACAAAGGTGATTTTACTTTTGCTTGGGTGACCAATTATGCCACGGCAGAATCTATGGCACGTTTAATTTTATTAAAAAGCCGATATCAGGACACTTTAAGTTTTACAGCATCTAGTCAAGCATTGGAATTAGAAGTTGGAGATAACATCTATGTTGATGCCAATATACTAAAATTTGGAACAGATCCGGCTCAGGATGCTATTCCATGGCGAATCGTCAGCAGTAAAATAAACAATGATTACACAGTGGCCATTGGCTGTGTTCGTAATCCAGACTTTATCTATCCATATGTGCGTGTCAATGAACGCGACTATAAGTTTCCAGTTTACATTCCAAAAGGTGCGTCAAGGTATTATCCAAGAGAACCTGTTGGTATTCCTACAGGATTGAATCCGCCTACGTCTGCTCCAACAGATCCAGATGACTTGACCAATCCACCGCAAACACCTGGCATTGGTGTATTGATAGATGTTATTAGCATTTACGATGTATCCTATGTATATTCGGCTAGTTTTGTAACTGCCACTATCAAGTGGACAAATCCAGGTAACGCCCTAGCAACTAGCGTTAACTTTACCACAAGTACTATTAATTCTAACTCAGTCTTAGATATTCAAACAGTTAACCTATCTGGTGCCAGTGGCAGTATTGTAATACAAAATCTATTAAAGACAACAGGATATTTTATTGTTGCAGTTGTACAGTATTCAACAGGCGATAGAAGCACTAAGAAAACACAATTTTCATTTACTACAGGTACTGATGCTACCACAACACCTGTTGTTCCTGGGATACCAGCGCCACCTGGAACACCACCTGTCAACAATGCAGACAACTTCTTTAAAACAGTTACTGGCGCTACTGTAACCAGCAGTTCACAGCCACTAAGTCCAAGACAAGTGGCTATCACCGTGACACAAGATATCACCTACGGCAGCAACAGTTACCTAACTGGTCTGCAGGTATTTTATAAACCAAGTAACAATACCAAATGGTTTGTACAGAATCAAACACTGTCAGGCATCCAAGGACAGCCTTATACATTCAATATAGTTGTAGGCCCTAGACAATATCCAAACACTCCTAATCCATCTAACAGTGATGCGTATGATTTTATCTTTCGCTACACCTACAGTGATGGTAAGAACAGCAAATGGCAGTTCCGTGCTATGAATCAAGTAGTTGAATGGAGCGGAATAACCTATGCTTACAATCTATTTGTAGCAGGTATGACTGGTGGACAATCAAGCCCAACAGTGATCCTAAGAGAAGCCAGCACTGCCTATGTGCCGCAGATTGCAGGACCAAATGATCTTGTTGAAACAAGAAACATCCAAACGCCAGTGTACAGTGTTAGAGAATACAATACAGGAACTTATGGCAGTCCGACCAATCAGAGTGCTATACTATTTGTACAACCTCCAATTGCCAGCGAAAGAGCCAATTGGGTAGGTGTTCGTGTGTATCGACACAAAGCAGGAGTTGCAGGTACAGGTGACAGTGTAGACTTTACACCAGCAACCTTCAGTTCAGTGGGTGGTACTTGGACCGTAACAGTTCCTGGAATCTCATTTAATGATGTATGGGAATATGTTATTGTTGATCTAGTCTATTATGGTTCTAGTACTGTAGAAGCATTCAAGGGACAATACATCAGTGGCTATGTGCATAACAGAACAGCCGATGCTGACTATCCTGGAGATAGTAATTGGTATGCAAAATTTGCACACTATCCTACAGAAACACTAGCCACTGCCAAGGCAAGAATTGGTTCAGCGGCCACAGCACCTGTACGTAATGATACCTATTTTGATAGCATATCAGCAATCACAGTATTGTCTAGTAGCATTCCTATGTCACCAAGACGAGTTAGTTTTACTGTTAAGACCAGCACGGTTAATGGTGCTAATAATTTTGTTAGCAAAGTCAGAGTCTATTACAAGCAGGCCAGTAACTTGTATTGGAAGACTGCTGAGTATCCTATCAGCGCAGAAAATACTAACATAACATTTACTAATGCACAAACAACTCCTGTTATGGATCTAGGTTATCCAAGTTATCCTAATAATCCCGTTCGTGCTGATGACTATGACTTGCAGTTTAGAATTACCTATACAGATGGTACAGCCAGCAAATATGTAACCAAGTATACTGGTGTCAGCGTGGAAGTAGATCCATTAGGCATTAGTGGATATAACTTTAATCCCCTAAGCAATAGTACATTCAATTCACAAACAGTATGGACTGATTTGACCTTAGAAGAAAATGCACCTCCAGGAAGTTTAACAGATCCTAGAACATTAGTTCTAGCACCTGGTAACCCTGCTACTTGGTTAGGTCTAAGTGCAACAACCAACAATGGCATCAACAATGCCACATTCAGTTATACATTACCTTCAGATGATTTGAAACCATATTTTATCGGAGTGCGTATCTATCAGAAAGATACTAGTATAGAATCCAATACTAAATTTACACAAAATGATTCAAATCAACCATTGACCATATTGGCTAGTGATACTAACACTGGCTTTGCACGTCAACCAGTTGTTTGGGATACAGTATACGAATATGTTATCACACCATTAGTATGGTACAATGGTGCTATCACAAGTTGTAATAACAGTTGGTATTGGAAAGGTGCAATACATGATCGTACAACACAAACTGTTGGAACAAATCCTTATCCATCAACTGGCAATTGGCATAGTAAACTAGCACCAGTACTGCTTGAAACCGGTGTTGCCTTAGGTACCTTAGAGGCTGCAATACCTGTAGTAGATCCCACAGTGAAAATGATCAGCATGACTAGAGTACAGCCAAGTTTTGGTGCAAATCCTGCAACAGATTATTATCAAATTAAATTTAAGATTCCTGCTAGTATTACCAGTGTAGATATCTATCGCCGTAGCACATTGGATCCATCAAACAATCCAAGTTATTGGAATTTATATGCTAACCCATATTATAGTAATATGTATGGTGCTGGTCGTTGGGAGAAATTTACTCTTAGCGGTAGCAACAGTAGCACAGATGGCGGAACAGGCATCACCACAGTTAATTTAAGATATGCAACTAGATCCACAGAGTTTTCAGCCTATTATGATCCTACAGTCACAGTAGGAGCAAAGAATAGTTTTGGTATGAACAATTACTTGTATGCCAATGGCACTAGTACTGCACCAACTGTGCTTGCACTAAACACAACAGGTAATCAACAGATATTGATCGTAGGCACCTATTCAGCAGGTGTTAGTGGTAAAGCAATACAACTTGATCTAAACATGCCTACCGTTTATAATTCAAGTACAAGCATAGGTAGCATAATTACTAATGCAAACATAGTTAATACTGCTGATTATGAAACAATCGTGTTAAAGAACAGTGCAAATGCCAGTGCCAACACAACAAATGGTACAAGTTTACAGCGCAAGGCCAGTGAGGCACGTAGTTTAGTAACTGCTGCCAATTTAAGATACAATGGTGCCGCATACACATTGCCTAGTACATCTCCAACTTGTCAATAAGGATCAGATATGAGTCGACCAACAACAAGCGGATTTTATGATGGTACTACCAATAAGATCATGCCGGCTAGTAACAGCACATGGAATGGTCTAAGTGGTACTACATGGGACGCTTGGAACATATGGAATTATAATCCGGCATCTCAGATCGTTTGGTATGCTGGTGTTATCGACATGGGTCCGATGCTTAATTATGCATTGAATATTGAAACAGATAGTACAGGTCTAGTAAGTTATCAAGTGTATACTAGCAGTACAGGTCAATTCACTGGTGAAGAATCAGAAACACTTATAGCCAATGGTGCAAATAGTGTTAATAGTTTTACAGGAAGATTTTGTCTAGTATATGTACTTGCTGATAAACTAAGTGAAGCATTAACCATTACTGATATTAAGATAACACCTAGTACAGCAGGTCTTGAATTAATTTATAAAAGTATAGATAGTTCAACGCTTGCAGGTAGCAATACTAGTAGAACATTACCATTAACAACTCCTGTTAGCATGATCACAGATATGCTGATAACTCCGCATCAAGTGACTGCTTATAACTTAGATTTATATGTAAGTAGCACAGCGACCAGCACGTATGTTATTCCAAAGATAATAGCCAAGTCCGTTGATGGACCTACATTTGCCCTAGTAGGCATAGATAATAAACCACGTGATGCTACTGTAGATATTTTAATCAAAGCATTACCCAGCCAATACATGGATGGCAACAATTTAAAAATAACACAAGGATAATCTAATGACATTCCCAACCACAGCAATTGATACAACCTACCTAAGTTCAGGAAGTGCAGACCCTAGCCTTGCAAGAGGTGCATTGTACTCAGCAGTTACCTATTTGAATACTATTGTAACAGAAGCAAATACTGGTAATGGAGTACTAGTATTGCAAGCCAACGGAACTATCGATGCAACTGTATTGCCTAGTACTATCGCACCATCAGGAGCCAATTTAACACTAAATCCTAGCACAGGAATTGTTAAAATACAAAATATCTTACGTTTACAAAATCAACCCAAGGCTACAATATTAGCAACCACTGCACCAGTCGCAGGTGATCTTGCCCTAGCCAGTGATGTCAGCAGTGGCCCTGCGCTATGCATGTATACTGGTAGTGCTTGGAAATATTTGCCGCTAGCCAGTCTAACCACATTAACCTAATGAAGTTTATGTCCAATCTTAAATATGGAATGGATGCGAAACAAATTAAAGAATTTATTCAACAGGTAGCGATCATAGATGAGGTCGGAGTCGACATTGGACCAAACGGAAAACCCTTAACTGGAATACATAAGCCAAAACTTATGAAGGTTGTCCAGGAAGTAGAAAATGAGTTTGGAGAGATTGGAGAAGTAGAAGTAGAAATGCCATTCTCCAATCCTACACTAGGCTTTGAAATTAAAAAATTAAAAGATCGTAATGCAGTATGCGAATTTGCATATATTGGTTGCGGGCGTATTGTTACTAATCAAATAATTGATAAAAAACTGTATATGACCCCTGAAAGACATTGGCGTACCAGTTGTAGGACTTGCCAAAAGATAGTTGGCCCAGGAGGCGATATATTAATACAAGGTGGGCTACAGGCACAGAACGCCTATTCTGCTTGGTTTAATAATAAACGAGATAAATAATTACGTCGGGGGATTAAAATAGTACAGCCAGTACTATTTGATTGGTGGCATACTAATCTACTCTTTTATCCTTTACAGCCATTTGGGATTCTCTACATAATCTCCCGACACTCTAACAAATTTCTCCAAAGTTTGAATACCCTACATAGTAGGGTATTTTTTTGCCAGTTCGCTTTTGCTAGTGTTTTTTTTATGTTAAACTAAATAGAATGTAGAGGCAAACACAATGGCACAATCCACAGGCAAATCATCTAACACTTAAGGTCGGCGGGCCAGTTCGTAATACCGCTGTGGAAAAACTAGGGTAATAACTAGACACGTAACATATTGAGACACTCCCGTCGTGGAATACGACTATCCTGAAAAATGGAAGTGAGTCTGAGGGTTCGAACCATATGCCCAACGTATTGATATAGTATGAATGTTAGCATACGACAACACCGGCTATAAACATCTAGACACTAGGAACGAGGTCTAGAGCGCACTAGCGTATCGTGGTAGGAAGGAAAAGCACAGAGTCCTTTAGCATACGGTGTATAACAAATTACCTACTTCCAATTGTCTCGGCTGTGAAACCCTCACATAATGACAAAAAGACGGAACCTATAAAACGGTTCCGTCTGACTGTAAGTTGCCCTACATAATGTTAAAGACAAACAACATCAAGATAAGTTTGAGCGAAAGCAAAGCGATAGCGAATAACTTATCGAAGATGTAGAGTGAACTTGTTCACTCTTTTGTTATTGATTATAAAATTCTAAGTTCTTAATTAATCGTTGATCGTTTGGCATTTGATTGACGGCCTCTTGACCAAAACGAACAGCAGTATCTTTCATACCGAGATTATGTGCTGACAATGCCGCTAGGTCGTATAATCGAGGACCCCATGGCTCAGCATCACTGGTAAAGACAAATTCACGTGTGGTTATGGTTAATGCTTGTGTTGCGGCATAAAAGCATTCATGCCATGCTGACTGTGTGTAACATGCCTGAGCGAGATCTAACCAAGGATCTCTACATTGTCGACTGGTATTGACTGCTAGTCTTAGACGATCAAATGCTTGGGTAACAAAGCCCAGTTCGAGATAACTCTTACCTTGACATCTCAAAGCAAAACTTCTTTCATGATGCCAAACTGCTGTGGGCAATGCTAGGTAACGTTCAAACTCATCAATAGATTTTTGATATTCTTTCATGTACCAATATTCACGAGCCAAATACCAACTGTCTCTATTGTTTGAAGGATTTTCTTTAACACCAGCCATTAACATAGGTAGATATTGCTGTCGACCTTTGGTAACGTCTTGATGATGTACGATCAATAGGTCTTCGATAAAACTCCAAACTTCTTTATGCCGACTGTCAGGTTGGATCATTTCGTGACAAATGTTGGCCCAATTATAACCATAACGGCTGTGTATCTTTGTAGCATTGAATTGGTAACCTGGAGCAAATTCATAACGATACTGTATTCTGCTTACACCCTGTCGCCATGCATCTAACACACACTCACGCCATCCAGGTGTTAGCACTTCATCCAAATCCATACTGATACAAATATCATAGTCACCAGGTATCAATCCCAGTGCGATGTTACGTGCAGTATCAAATCGCCAAGGCTTGACCGAGATTGAATATGTTTTGATTCCTAACTTTTTGGCAATCTTAACTGTTTGATCTGTTGAGCCTGTATCGGCTATCAGTACCATGTCAGCATCTTTGCATGACTGATAAAATTTTTCTACATGCTTTGCTTCGTTCAAACTAATTGCGTATACACATATCTTGGGTGCCATATTGTTCTCCTATACAATAATTATCCTAAGCAAAAACGGCTGAAAAATATATTGACTTTTTATCGTTATATAAATATAATATAGGTATAAAAGGGAATATATGAAACGAGAATTATTGATTGGCTGTGGTAGTAAATGGGACAAGCGTCTAACTGTAGATGCTACAGGTCATTTTGAAAACTTGACCACATTGGATTACAATGCAGATCATGAACCTGATATTGTTTGGGATCTACATAAACTGCCGTTGCCATTTGATAGTGAATCCTTTGATGAAATACATGCTTATGAAGTATTAGAGCATGTGGGACATCAAGGTGACTATCTGACGTTCTTTGCACAATTTACAGAATTTTATAGACTACTAAAGATGGGTGGATACTTTATGGCCACCTGTCCTAGTAGACATAGTGCGTGGGCATGGGGTGATCCTAGTCATACTAGGATATTGCAAAAGGAACAGTTGATATTTTTATATCAACAAAACTATGTAGATCAAGTTGGCAAGACTGCAATGAGTGATTTCCGTTCCATATATTCTGTTAATTTTAAAACTCACTGGCTGGATGAAAATGCAGAAGAGTTTAAATTTATTTTGCAAAAGATACCTAAAGGAGAATAATATGCCAAATAAAGGACCAAGACTATACGGTCGACATGGCCAAGGAGTTGAAAGACCTCATGTATGGATATGCGGCCCAGACAAGTATAAACATCAAATGTATCTACCTTGGTTACGTAGCAGAGCACAAGCCAACTATAGAGGTGAAGAATGGACCTTAGAATTTGAAGATTACTATAATGTATGGAATGGATTCTGGCATCAGCGTGGTAGAGACAGCGAACAGTTGTGTATGACACGTATTGATTGGGAAGGTGATTGGACACCAGATAATGTAGAACTAGTAACTAGAAAAGCGCACTGTGCCAAACAAGCACTGTGGAAAACAGGTCACGGTCAACGTGGTCAAGATAAACAAAAACGTAAACCTAAAAGAAGGGTATAAAAATGGCTAAAACAATACTTTATTTTCCTAAACAAACTGCCGCTAGGACAGAGTATCGCGAGATAGATCCAGAAGATATGGCATGGCTACAAAAAGAATTCATCCGTTGGCTAGCCATGATGAGTGAACGAGATCTTAATCCCAGTGAAGATAACATATGGATCTTAACACAGTTCTGGCACAAGCGTACGGATAAACTACACAAAGGACAAGTCAATGGTAAGTACCGTCAAAATACACCTTGTAGCATTGTAGGTGGTCTTGTAAACAATCTAGTGTTTGGCACACAGAGAGATCTAACAGATAAACAAATGAGCGACATTGAATTCATTTCAATGGCTCTGGCAACATTTTTAGAAGTGGAGCCAATACGCTTTCAAATTAGGATAATCTAATGAACGATATGTTTGGAAATTTTGATCCATATGATGCACTAATTGCCATGGATCAAAGACTTGGTCAATTAACAGATGCACATAATCGTATGGCTAACGAATTTATGAAGGTACAACAAGAATTCAGTGCATTACTTGTAAGCCATCACCAACTACAACAAGCACACTTAAAACTAAGTGATCTAATCGCTGCCAAAGCCCTATTTGATATTGAAAGAGACACAAAAGGGTTCTAATTTTAAGTAACCTATAAATATAAAGAGGAATCTAAAAATGCCAACACCGACGATAGTAACTAGAGCCAGCAAGGGAACAGCACTAACTTATGATGAGTTAGACACTAATTTTACCAATCTTAGAGATGCCGCTGGTTCAGGTGGTGCGTATACTAGTGACACAACCTATGTTTCAATAGCCTCAGCAGGAACTACAGCCATAACATTTACTAATCAAATAGTCTATGTATATGTAACAGCCACGAGCGGTACGGTAACTCTAAATATTACTGATGCTGTAAATCATCCATTACAACCATTGGTATTAGTGGTCAATAAAGTTAGTACTGGAGTAAGCCTTACTTTGATAGTTGATGGCACGAATGGTATTAGTGCTAGTAATCAAATACAAGAATATGAGTCTGGCATAGTATTTTATGATGTTATGCATAATCCATTATTTAATACACCAGCCACTGGCCCTACACGGGTATCATGGCATCGCCGACCTACAGAATTTAACAGTTATCCATATATCGATGCACAAAAATACTTTGCATCAGGACTAAGAACAGATGGTAATATTTCTAGTTTGACTGCCGCAGGCTCTGCAATGATTGATAAATCAGAAACTAGTCAGACATATAGCAGTGGTGCAACTGTTAACTTTAGCAACTTCAGTGGAATGATCACAGTTAATAATCAAACTAGCGGCAATGTGGCCTTATGGTTATGTGGCGGAAATTCTACAGTCAAATTGGGTGATAGTCTAAGTAATACCAGTGGCACTATTGCTTATGTCAGTGGCATTAGTGGTTACAGATGGACCAACTCAACAGCCGGAACTATCACAGCAACCTTCGCAGCCATCAAGACAAGATCTGCCGCATAATTATTTTCTTCTTTTTCTAAGGTTTTATAAGGTTTTTTCGATTTCTCTATAAATACTTGTGCGCGAACAAGTGATCCATTTATGTGGATCCAATCCACATAAATCATATTAAGGAGAATATCTTATGACAGCCGCAAGCAATTATTTAGAAAACAAAGTATTAGACCACGTTCTACGTGTATCAGCATTCACCCAGCCAAGCAGTTTATATCTAGCACTATTCACAAACACTAGTACTAACGCTGCCACTAACTTAGAAGCCGGCACATTAACTGATGAAGTAACAACTTCAAGTTCAGCATACAGTCGCCAGACAATAGCATTTGCAGCCGCATCTAGTGGTACAAGTGCAACCAATGCAACTGTTACTTTCTCAGCCGCAACAGCAAGTTGGGGTACTGTTACACACGTGGCAATCATGGACGGTGGCACAGCAGGTGCAGGTAATGTACTGTTCTACGGTGCAGTAACCACAAGCAAACAAATCGACACGGGCGATACCTTCCAGGTAACTAGTGGTAACTTAACCATTAGCCTAGCCTAATAACTAGGAGCAGATACAATGACAAAACCCGTAATAGTTAGCAGAGCAACTAAAGGCTCTCCATTATCTCATGCAGAGGGAGATAGTAATTTTGCTAATTTGCAAAATTCAACTATTGGTTTCCAAGCCAATGGTAGTACAGTAGTAACAAGCGATTTAAATGGACAGGTTAACTTTGTTGCTGGTAGTAATGTTACAATTACTGGTGACAATTCTGCTAAAACATTAACAATCAATGCACCATACGCAGCCACAGGCGCTACTGGTGCAACTGGCGCAACTGGCGCACAAGGACCAACTGGAGCCACAGGTGCAACTGGCGCTACTGGCGCTACTGGTGCAACTGGTTCACAAGGATCTAACGGAGCCACTGGCGATACAGGCGCAACTGGACCTACAGGTGCAACAGGAGCAACTGGTGCAACTGGTGCAACAGGAAGTCAAGGACCTACAGGCGCACAAGGACCAACTGGCCCTGCTGGTGGTCAAGGTGATACAGGTGCTACTGGACCAACCGGTGCCACAGGAAGTCAGGGAGCCACAGGAGCAACTGGTGCTACTGGCGCAAAAGGTGATACTGGCGATACTGGGCCTACAGGTGCTACAGGTGCTACAGGTTCACAAGGACCAACTGGACCTACAGGAGCAACAGGTGCTACAGGACCTACAGGTAGTAATGGTCAAGATGGCGATAGATACTCAACATCGAGTTCTACAAGTTTTACACTAGCCAATAGTGGTAGTCAAACAATTACTCTTGCTGATATCAATGTAGACTATTCTCTTGGTCAGGACATTACTGTTGCCTATGATGTAAGTAACATTCAATATGGTACAGTTAGTTCTTACAACGGAGCAAACGGCCAATTAACATTTAATAAGACAAAACACATAGGTTCTGGAACATACAGTGCTTGGACTGTTAACTTATCAGGTGCAGTTGGTATAGCAGGTGCTACTGGCGCAACTGGCGCTACAGGCGCAACTGGTGCTACTGGTGCTACAGGAAGTCAAGGTGCTACTGGTGATGTAGGTGCTACAGGAGCAACTGGCGCTACTGGCGCTACTGGCGCTACAGGAAGTCAAGGTGCTACAGGTAATACTGGCGCAACTGGTGCTACAGGTTCACAAGGACCTACAGGTGCACAAGGACCTACAGGACCTGCTGGATCACAAGGCGATACTGGAGCAACTGGCCCAACAGGCGCAACTGGCGCACAAGGACCAACTGGTGCTACAGGTGCAACAGGTGCAACAGGTGCAACAGGAGCAACTTATGTTGTTTCAGTGGCAAATGATGCGCCTGCAAGTTTTGAAACTGGATATTATACAGGTTCATTAGATACACCAGACGCCTGGAGCAAAGTTGTAATTAATAGCACAAACTATTGGTTACCACTGTATACATAATCGAACGGTAGGGTAAAAGGGGGAGGACTAAACACCCTCCCTATCCCGTTTCACATAAGGAGAAAACGATGACAAAACCCGTAATAGTAACACGCGAAACAAAAGGCACGCCATTAACTCGTGCAGAGTTAGATGGTAATTTTACCAATTTAAACAATGCTACCATAGGTATTACTGATGGTACAACTTCAGGTACATTGGATCTCAATGATACCTTAACATTTGCGGCTACTGGCAGTGCTACAGTCGCATATAATTCAGGAACAAAAACAGTAACAGTTGGAGCCTCAGCAGGAGCAACTGGTGCTACTGGACCAACAGGTGCCACAGGAAGTCAGGGACCAACTGGAGCCACAGGAGCAAGTGGTGCTACCGGCCCTACCGGCCCTACCGGCCCTACCGGCGATACTGGACCTACAGGAGCCACAGGTGCAAGTGGTGCTACAGGTGCAACTGGTGCTACAGGTGCTACAGGTGCCGCTAGTTCAGTTGCAGGACCGACCGGACCAACAGGTGCAACTGGTGCTACTGGTGCCACTGGTGCAACCGGAGCAACCGGCGCTGGTGGTGAAAACAACATTATTTTAATTAGAAGTGCTAGTTATGACATAACATTTCCAAGTGGTAATCAAACCACTTCAACAACAGTTTTTAGTGTAGCAAGTAGTGGTGGAGTTAGTGGAGTAAGTGCAACTACTGGAGCATTTACTTTACCAACAGGCACATACATTTTTGAATGGCCAGAATTTTATATTCGTAATAGTCCGGCAATAACGGCTGGCGTGTCAGAAATAAGATTTCACTTCGCCGATGGCGGTAATATGCCATTGACTGTTCACTCTCTGTCTCAGACTGTTAATGGTAACACTATTGGTGGTTTTCTACCTGCTGGCAGTGTAAGATTTGTATTGACTGCTTCACAACTAATTACTGTTAAACACGATGGCAATGTGGGAAGCAATTGGTATTTAGGTACCAACGGTGTTACCTCAGGACTTGCTGGGTCAAATACCTATGTTACAGTAAGCCCAAACAATATGTTTGTTTTCAAATTTTATAAAATAGCCTAAGGACTAACCGGTGGATATTACCTACTTTGTATTTGGTTACATAGACGATAGTTATTTCGTCTATACGGCCAATGCTGAGTCCAGCATCAATGGCTCTAGCACCATGACCATTAATGCTAGAAAACTATACCCTAGTTATTTTGAAGTAGGATATATTGATCCTGATTACTTTGCACACATTGCTGATGCTGTAGGTAATATAGTTGCGTCAAGCCAATTACAATCAACTAGCGGTACTGTTAAAGAATTTGAAGCCGCACTATCAGTCAATGCCAGTTCAACTGTAAATGCAGTTAAGACTGTGACTGCACAAACAAGTTTATCATGCACATTTGCACAAACTACACAAGCAAATAGAATCAATGATATCTCATTGTTTGCATTTGGCAATGCCAATATTGCTGTGGCTGTAAGTAGAATCCGTAGCATCAATACTAGTGTATCTACAACAACAACTATTGTGGCCACAGGTAGTCGCTCGAGATTGTACTCAAGCGCACAGGCCGCAACAACTGACATTGCTATCGCTAATAATCGTGTACGTTATGACGAGGCCGCATTTTCAGCGGCTTCTTCTTTGACTACAAGCGCAATAGAAATCAAAGTCGCTGGTACAAGAACTAGGGCTACGCTTGTAGGAGATTTGAATGCCTAATCAATATGGTCTAGTTACCGATACTAAAAAGTATGGAACCGGAAGTTTCTATGCTCCATTCGATACCAGCAGATCAAAAGCCCTACGTATTGATCCTATCGGATCAGGTGACTTCAGCATTGCTGCCAGTCAAGACTTTTATTTCAGTGTTTGGATCAAGTACGGTACACTTAATGTAAGCAATATAAATGGTAGATATCCTATCATTAAATATGGTAGCCAACAGAACAATAGTTCTGGTTGGGAACTAGGATTAAAGATCACCCAAGTGGGCGCGGGCTATAGTGCGCTTCCTTACTTTAGTTTCATACCTGAAGATGTAAGTGGTACATCAACAATCATAACAACTACCTTTAACGGATCTAATGGTAACCTAATCCAACCAACAGGCGACTTTGATCGTTGGGAAGTCAGCAGAACCAGCGGAGTTATCACTTTAAGATTCAATGGCGTTAACACAAGCAATACCAGCACAACCTACAATGGTCGCATTGGTTCAGGTGTTAACGCATTTGCCACTGCCAACAATCAACCCGACTACAGAGGTATATTTGTAGGTAGTGAACAGCCATTTGTAATCAATCAAGATAACGGTGCTTACATTGATGACTTGTTCTTTGCAACGGGTGTAAATGCAGTTGGCAGTACACAACCAGACGGCAGCATCAATGATGGTAAACTAGCCACTACAAAATTCTTATACAAGTTTGATCAAAGTTATGCTGATACTGTCAGTGAATTTGACATAGTTTCAGCAGACTTGACTGTTACTGCTAGTCTCTCTGCTACAATAACCAAACAGCCAGTTGTTAAAGACTTTGCCGCTGCCTTGACCACTACAGTCACAGTCACAGCAGAATCCAACAGTGAATTCTTAACCCTACTGTACAATGCTGGTGGCAGTGGTTATATCACCAGTGACAATGTTGGAGAGATTAGAAAAACAATCACCAGTAGAACAATTAGTGGAACCACTTACAATGGTTGGGATCCAGTAGTTGTTGACCTATGGTTAAAATTAGCCGCTCCAATCGCTATAGGTCAGAGCATAAGATTATACACCAGTGGTGCTACACAGGCCAATTTAAAACGTCGAGATACCAATTACTATGAAATAAATGTTGAATACACACTGAATGTTTCACGTAACTTTAGTGCCGATACAAGTACTGCTTGGGGCCGATACGCTAGTACCAATGTGCATACCAGTAGATTGCCCACAGGATTTGATCCAACACAATGGCATAATTTTGAATTCAATCTAATCCCAGGTATAATTGAAAGTTATAATTGGCCCGCAACTGCCGGTGGTGTAGTAGGTAATCTTGTAACGACCAGTACCTTGCTAGACGGAGTAGAATATTTTACTGTAGCACAAGAAATAGGAACTCCTACACTGATAGGCAATGATACTGCCTACCAGTTGGCCACAATGAGTTCAACCCTAAGTGGTGATTGGGGTAGCACTGCTAATCCTGTGACCATTTACCTAGATCAATTATGGATTACCAACACTACCTATATCAGCGGCAGCAACTGGTCAGGACCGCCTGCGACTGAATTTGCCAATGGTAGTGTAAAAACCCTAATCAGTGACACAGGACTAACTCCTGGTAATTACCAAGCACAAGTTTGGTTATCATTTAGAAGAAACTTATTAGACGGCGCAACAGCCGAACAACCCAATTGGAACTACACAAGAGGCAATGGCTTTGTAGTAGTTGGTTTGGTAGTAAATGCAGACGCCGCGTTAACTGCCACTACAAGCGTAACAGCAAGTGGCGGTCGACGTCAACAGGCCCAGGCAGATCTACAGACTACAGCAACCTTCACCACTGCAAACGATAGAATAAGATTTGCTACACAAACTGTTGCTCTGCAATCTGCAGTTTCAATGACAACAGTAGCACAGAAGAACGTTGCTATTGCGGCCACAATGTCTACAACTACTAGTGTTGCGGTCACTGCAAGTAGAACACGTCCTGGCGAACTAGCATTACAAACTACAGTAGCAATCACTGTTAGTGCAATTAAGACTGCAAGAATTACACAAGCATATACTAGTCAAACTGCACTGTCAGCAGAAACAGCACGCTCTAGACCATTTACTATAGCACTGTCTGCACAATTTACTCAGTCAACACAAGCCGCAAAAACAACACCCGTTGGTGCAACATTTGCAGCCATGGCAGCAGAAATTACTGTGGTCAACAAGATTGGCCGTACATTCATTGATCTAAATGCGGCAACGGCTGTCACAGCAACAGGTCGAGTAACAGCAGATCGCCCAGTAGTAATGACTGCGACCACTAGCGTAACAGCGCAAGCACGTAAGGTAGTAATTGCCCAAGGTGCATTAGAATCCGCTGTAACTGTCAGTGCAAGCATTGACAAACTAAGATCTTCAGCAGTAGCGTTGACAAGTCAATCGGCTGTATCAGCACAGATCAATGTGATCAGAGCGGGTCAAATGGCTGTGACTACAACAGGTGAATTCACAGCACAAGCCAATAGATTGAGAGGCATAACAGCAGTGTTGGCCTGTCAAACTGCTATGACCACGGCTAATCAAGCAGTAAGATTGGCCACAGCCAACTTAACTAGCACCACAGCATTGGCTGCTGAAACACGTAGACTAAAAGTATTCACTGCTAATCTACAAGTATCAGCATTTAACATATCAATCGTAACTGTACAACGCTTAGACCCAGCATTGACACTGTATATACGCAGTGAATCAAGAGGGCTAAGAATACACGAAGAAAGTCGCTTATTAGGTATAAAAAGCGAAAGTCGTGTAAATATTATTCAAGGATAAACGTATGACTATAACACAAACAGGTTATTATCAAGATAACCAAGGTAGTTGGATTAGCAAAGACCCCAGTGCTAAGTTGACCTATACAATGGAATGGGCCGACTGGCTATTGGGTAATGATACCATAGCCACAGTAGCATATACCATGCAGGTACGTGCTAATGATCCAGCACCATTGGTCAAAGATGCACAGGGTATTACCTCAGGACACATAACCTATATAACACTCAGCGGCGGCAACGTGGGCAAAGTCTATACTATAACTGCGGCGATAACGACCACAGACGGCTTAATAGATCGCCGCAGTTTCCGAGTCAAAGTCGAGAACCGTTCAGCATAATGGCCAAGACCGGACCTAAACCCAAAGAACTTGTAGAAGGCACTATTTTAGGTAAAGTAGTGGGCCGTGACAAGGTATTGATTCCACCTGATGAAGTGGAAAAACTCGCGGCTTTGGGTTGTAGGGATAACGAAATCGCAAACTTTTGGGGCATTGACGAAAACACCTTGAGATACAATTTTAGCGTAAATCTCATAAAAGGCCGTGAGAACTTAAAAATTACTCTACGCCGCGCTATGCTTAACAACGCATGTCAGAACATGAATGCCGCTGTACAAATCTTCCTGGCCAAGAACATCCTAGGCTACTCTGACAATGGTCAAACAGGTGATGACAAACAACCTCTACCTTGGAGTGATGAATAATGGCTTCAACCAATGAACGTGTGTCAGTACTAGAAACCAAGGTAGATGGCATTAAAGAAGACCTTACCATCCTACGTCAAGAGAACCGTGATGATCACAACAAGGTCATGGCCAAGTTAGATAATCTACGTGATCTCAAGAACTATATTCTAGGCTTCTTAGCATTGGCAGGCGTTATCGCAGCCTGGATAGTAGCACATGCTGACTGGGCCGCGATATTAACTAATGTCATTAAGTAAAGCCCAACAAACAATCGTTGATGATCCTGCCCGCTTTCGTGTAGTCATAGCGGGTCGTCGCTTTGGTAAGACACACTTATCTATAAGAGAGTTATGTTACCACGCTAAGGAACCCAACAAAGATGTATGGTATGTTACCAGCAGTTATAGACAGGCCAAGCAGATCGTATGGAAGAAACTCAAGTATCGGCTTATAGATCTAAATTGGACCCGGAAGATTAACGAAAGTGAACTGACAATTGAACTTAAGAATGGATC